CAAATAACCTAGCAAAATCCCAAACTTCGGTATACTGACTTCGCAACTTGCAGTTGCATTTTGTCTCTCCTTATTGACCCCCCCAGTGGGGGTCTTTTTTCTGCCCTATCTATGTATATAGGTGTTTTCCCTAACACCCCCCGGGTAGGAGTCCCAACCTCCCCTTATATATGTGGTATATTTCGCAAACCATAACTGGAGTGCCACTTCCTCCATGCAAGAACTCGTCCCTGATATCGAAAGCGATGTCCCATTACCAGCCTCCGCGACAGAGGCTATGCCCGACCTGTCTCCAAAAGAAGAGTTAGAGATGCGAGCTAGGACGGTAAAGCTAATTTCTGACCTATCGGGTAAACCCTTAGAACCAGGTACAGAACATAAAGATCAGGCTAGAGATATAGTACAAACCCTAATGGCACATCCAGAAAATGCCGTGAATCTTGCCCAGTATCCCAACGAAACAGTTGCATATCTGGCTGGAATGGTCGCTCAACATGATGTTATGGTCGTAAAAGAGCTGGCTGACCTCAAGAAATACGTAGTAAATAAGCTGGTTGCTGAGACCGAACACCCAGATGCCAAGATTCGACTAACAGCACTACGTGCTTTAGGTGAAGTTGATGGCGTGGATGCATTCAAGAAGCGTTCTGAGGTCACCCATAAGCAACAATCTATGGAAGAAGTCGAGAAAGAGCTGCTCGAGACCCTCGCTAAGTTGGAAAAACGCACGATTGACGTGGAAGTTATAGAAATAAAGTATGAAAATAACGCCACAACAGATTGAAAAGCTAAAAAGTCTGCTGCCAACGGCATCATCAGACGAAAAACGCAAGATTCTTGAGTTAATCAAGGTCTGGGACAGCGAATCGGTGCAGGTTGTAGGTAAAGATTCAATATTGGAGTTCGCAGAACATGTATATCCGGGTTATAAAGTTGGTCCACATCATCGAAGACTGGCAAAAATTTTTGAGGACATTGCCGCTGGCAAGAAGAAGCGAGTAATTGTCAACATAGCCCCCCGTCACGGTAAGTCTGAACTCATTTCTTACCTTGCACCCGCATGGTTTTTGGGTAAATTCCCCCATAAGAAGGTGATTATGGCCTCCCACACCGCAGATTTAGCGGTGAATTTTGGTCGAAGAGTGCGTAATCTGGTCGGTTCAGACAACTATAAAGACATTTTTCCGCAGGTAGAACTGCAATCTGACTCTAAGTCAGCATCACGATGGGGTACTAACTTTAATGGTGAATACTTTGCTATTGGTGTCGGAGGTGCTCTTGCAGGCCGGGGTGCTGATCTATTTATTATTGATGATCCTCATTCAGAGCAAGATGCTAAAACAGGGAGGGCCGACGTATTTCTTCCTGCTTGGGAGTGGTTCCAGTCTGGTCCTATTCAGCGCCTTATGCCAGGTGGTGCCATTATTATAGTAATGACAAGGTGGTCTAAACTTGACCTAACTGGACAAATACTGAGCCAAATGGAGCGTGAAGAGGACGTAGACCCGTGGGAAGTGGTTGAGTTCCCTGCTATTTTGAACGACAAGCCGTTATGGGGCGATTTCTGGTCTATTGAGGAGTTGTTGTCCAAAAAGGCTGGTATGGACGTGCGGTATTGGGAAGCCCAGTATATGCAAAACCCTGTATCAGAAGAGGGCGCACTAATAAAGAAGGAGTGGTGGCGCATTTGGGACAAAGAAGACACCCCTAACTGCGAGTTCATCATCATGAGTCTGGATGCGGCGCAAGAAGCCAACAATCGTGCTGACTACAACGCTTTAACTACATGGGGGGTCTTTTTTAATGAGGAGACCAACAATCACAGCATCATCTTGCTCAATGCTATTAAGAAACGTATGGAGTACCCCGACCTCAAAGCTATGGTGCTAGAGGAATACAAGGAGTGGGAGCCAGACGCATTCATGGTTGAGAAGAAGTCGAATGGTTCTGTGCTTTATCAAGAGTTCAGACGCATGGGCATACCTGTTGGAGAGTTCACTCCGGGTAAAGGACAAGACAAGATAGCGCGTGTGAATGCGGTGTCGTCACTGTTTCAAGGTGGGATCGTGTATGCACCAGATCGCAGATGGGCTAAAGAAGTTATTGAGGAATGCAATGACTTCCCGTCCGGTGCTAACGATGACTTGGTGGACTCCACTACCCTTGCGCTGTTAAGATTCAGGAATGGCGGATTCATTAGGCTTGAGAGTGATGAGCCTGAAGATACTGTTTGGTTTAAAGGTCGCCGCGCCAAAGAGCGGTTCTACACTGTCTAAGGATTTATATGGCAACAGGCATGATGGACAAAGGTTTGTATCAAGCACCTATGGGTATTGATATGATGGAAGAAAATCCTATTGAGATTGAGATCGAAGACCCTGAGTCTGTAAGTATTGCAATGGGTGATATAGAGATTGACCTCAAGCCAGAGAAAGAAACAGCAGATACTTTCGATGCCAATCTTGCCGAGTACATGGACGACGGTGATCTATCTGGACTGGCAAATGATTTAGTTTCAGACTTTGATAAAGACATCATGGATCGCAGAGATTGGATCAAGACGTATGTTGATGGTCTGAAGCTGCTTGGGCTTAACTACGAAGAAAGAACTGAACCTTGGCAAGGTGCGTGTGGCGTATTCCACCCAATGCTTACTGAGTCAGTCGTACGTTTCCAATCAGAAGCCATGATGGAGACATTTCCAGCACAAGGTCCTGTAAAGACCCAGATTGTTGGCGCTATTAATAAGTTACGCGAAGAAGCCGCCGAGCGCGTGCGTGACGATATGAACTATCAGTTAACAGATGTGATGACTGAGTACAGACCTGAACACGAGAAAATGCTGTGGTCGCTACCACTAGCAGGTTCAGCGTTTAAAAAGATTTACTTTGACCCCAACAAGGGTCGTCAAGTTGCTGTGTTTATTCCAGCAGAAGACATTGTTGTGCCGTATGGTTCATCCAACATTGAGGACTCTGAACGTGTTACTCACGTCATGCGTAAGACTGAACAAGAAGTTATACGTTTACAAGAAGCTGGGTTCTATGCAGATGTCGAACTAGGTGAGCCAGGATATGAGCTAGATGACATCGAGAAGCAGAAAGCTGAAGAAACAGGGATGAACGCGACTCAAGATGATCGCTTCCGTATCCTTGAGATGCATGTAAATTTAGACCTCAAAGGGTTTGAGCATACTGATAAAAAGAAACGTGAGACTGGGATTGCGTTGCCATATGTTGTTACTATAGAGAAGGGTACAAGCACCGTTCTTGCTATTAGGAGAAATTGGTATGAAGATGATGAACTCCACACGAAGCGCCAGCATTTTGTGCACTATCAGTACATCCCCGGTTTTGGATTCTACGGATACGGACTTATACATCTCATTGGAGGTTACGCCAAATCAGCAACCATGCTCATCCGTCAATTGGTTGATGCTGGCACTCTCTCAAACCTGCCCGGAGGACTTAAATCACGGGGCCTTCGCATTAAAGGTGATGACACGCCGATTCAGCCCGGAGAATTCAGGGACGTAGATGTCCCTTCTGGAAGTATCCGTGACAACATATTACCACTGCCATACAAGGAGCCATCACAAGTATTGATGGCACTGTTTCAGCAGATAGTGCAAGAAGGCCGGGCATTCGCTTCATCTGGAGATATGAATGTCTCAGACATGAGCAACGAGGCTCCTGTAGGTACAACACTAGCAATATTAGAGCGCACTCTTAAAGTAGTTACTGCGGTGCAAGCTCGTCTGCACTACACAATGAAACAAGAGTTCAAGCTACTCAAAATTATCATTGCGGATTACACGCCAGAAGAGTATGACTACGAGCCTGAAGATGCTAATCGCAAGGCTAAGAAGTCGGACTATGACTCAACAGACGTCATTCCAGTCAGTGATCCAAACGCTGCGACTATGGCGCAGAAGATCGTTACGTATCAGGCCGTTCTACAACTAGCACAACAAGCACCACAGTTGTATAACCTGTCTGTATTGCACCGCCAAATGATTGAAGTATTAGGCGTGAAGAACGCTGACAAGCTTGTCAAAACTGAAGAGGATGCTGAACCAACAGACCCCATACAAGAGAACCAAGACATTCTTACTCACAAGCCTGTCAAGGCGTTCATGGAACAAAACCATGAGGCACACATTAGAGTGCATATGGCTGCAATCCAAGACCCTAAGATTCAGCAGTTGATGCAGATGAACCCACAAGCTCAAGTGATTATGTCGGCGGCTATGGCTCACATCAACGAGCACATTGGCTTTGAGTATCGTCGTCAGATGGAAGAGGCTATGGGTATGGTGTTGCCAGGTAAAGACGAAGAGACAGATAAGCCTCAACGTGTGCCACAAGAGATGGCAGATGAGATTGCTATTAAGGCAGCGCAAGCATCGCAGATGTTGCTACAAAAGAACCAGCAACAAGTTCAACAACAAGCGGCACAGCAGAAGATGCAAGACCCTGTTGTTCAGATGCAAATGCAAGAGTTGCAGATTAAGCAAGGTGAGTTGCAGCTTAAACAGCAAAAACAACAGATTGACGCAGCCGCTAAAGCTGACCAGATTCGTGTTGAAGAGTCTCGTATTGAAGCTCAAAAAGAAATTGCAGCAATGCAAGTTGGTGCTCAAGCTGCTGCGGCAAGAGATAAGGCTGATAAACAACAGCAAGCAGACGGTCTACGTATGGGTATTGACGCTGCTAAACACAAAGCACAGATGGCTGTACAGATGGCGCAGAGAGCAAAAAAGGAGAATAGATGAGCAACCAAGCGTTTCAATACTTAGCCAAGGAGATTGACAAGCTCCGTGGCGATCAAGTTTCCTTCCTCGCTGGAGGAGGTGCAAAAGACTTTGCCGAGTATCGGCATGTTTGCGGGGTCATCCGGGGTCTGACTCATGCAGAACAACTTGTCAGAGACCTTGTGCAGAAAATGGAGTATGCCGATGAGTGAGTTTGATGTTTCCGCTGTAGACCTTTCCAAGGTGCTCAATGCAACCGATGAAGAGAAAGCAAAGCAGTTGCCTGATCCATCTACCTATTACATATTGACTGTTGTTCCAGAAGCAATGGAAGAGTATTCAGATAGTGAGATTGGTATCGTCAAGTCCAGTCAATCTATGTATTACGAAGAAGTGCTGACCCCAGTACTGTTTGTAGTAAAGATGGGACCTGATTGCTATAAAGACGCTACCCGCTTTCCAAGTGGTGCTAGTTGCAAAGTTGGCGACTTCGTTGTCGTCCGCCCCAATTCAGGCACCCGCCTGAAGATTCACGGTCGTGAGTTCCGCTTGATTGCGGATACCTCAGTCGAGGCCGTTGTTGAAGACCCGCGTGGAATTACCCGCGCTGCATAAAAAAGGATAAATCATGGCATTACCTGAATTTGAACTACCCGATCCTGATAAAGAGGATGCTGCTAAAGACGACAAGTTTGAAGTAGAAATTGAAGACGATACCCCCCTAGAGGACAGGGGCCGTAAACCCGCTAAGGAACCTGTAGATGAAGTAACAGACGAAGAATTGTCAAGTTACGACGAAAAGGTTCAAAAACGAATAAAAAAGTTTACACGCGGATACCATGACGAACGTCGTGCTAAAGAAGAAGCCTTTCGTGAACGCGAAGCGGCAGAAACTTTTGCTAAACAAGTGTTTGAAGAGAACAAACGCCTTCAACAGCAACTTTCTACAGGAAGTCAAGCCTATATTGAGACATCTAAAGGTGCCGCTGAAGCTGAGTTAGTAGCAGCTAAACAGCGTTATAGGAAGGCTTACGAAGAAGCAAACGTAGATGATCTAACTGAAGCGCAGGGAGATATTGCCAAGGCTACATTGAAATTGGACAAGGCTCAAGGTCTCAAACCTATTGAGATTGAAGAGCGTGAAATGCCTACTCCTCAACGTGCAGAGCCTGAGAAAAAACAGACTCCACGTACCCAAAAGTGGTTGGATAACAACAATGATTGGTTCGGAGTGGATGATGAGATGACTATGACTGCGGTGGGGCTTGACAGAAAGCTCCAACGCGAGTATGGTGCGGACTATATAGGTACTGAAGAGTACTTTAAAACCATCGATAAAACGATGCGCAAGAGATTTCCTGAACATTTCGATGATCAGAGCCAAGAGGATGACGAGCCGCCTCCAAGAAAAAGAGCTGAACCGGTCTATGAGGATGATGAACCCCCACGCCGTGCACAAAGAATCACTAGTGTTGTGGCTCCGGCCTCACGTAGTACTCCGCCTAACCGTATTCGTTTAAAGGCATCCGAAGCCGAGGTAGCTCGTAGACTTGGGGTCCCGATAGAAGAAT